TGCGAATGGCCGATGACGCCGTCGAGGAAACGCTGGAAAACAACGTGATCGCCCCGGCAACAATGGGCTTTGGCTCGTTCTTTTCTCCCGAAACCGACAACCTGATGATGCGCGGGTACAAGGGCGATCCAAACACTCCCGGCTTCGATGACGAGGTGGAGCGCAGGCACCTACAGGCGCGCGAGGATCAGATGACCGCAGCCGACACGTATGGGCAAATGCGCAAGGAGGGGGCCAAGAACAAGCAGAAGGAGCGCGAGCGCTCCCAGCCCCCCAGCACGCGCCCGGTCGCAGAGGTGCGCTGGTAAATCCTGCTTGGGGCGAGCCATTCGCGTTGTGATAATCACGCGCGCCCCACAGGAGAAGCCGCATGAGCGACGAAGAAGTCGAGGACGTTGGCGTCGAGTCTTCAGCACCGGCCGATGAATCGGCAGCGCCTGCTGAGTCCGAAGGGCAGGCAGTCGAGCAGGCCGCCCCGCCGCAGCAAGAGGTCTGGTCGGCGTTCCGCCAGTTGCCCGAGTTCCAAGGGCAGGAAGACCGGGCCATTGCCCAGCGGCTGTACGAAGCAATGCAGCGCGAGGGGGCCGCAGCCCGCGCCCTCCAGCAGTACCAGAGCATCGTTCCGGTCGCGCAGGACTACCTGTCGAATCGCGAGGCGTTTGAGCAGTGGCGGGCGCATCAGGCGCAGGCCAAGGCCGCCCCTGCCCATGCCCCTGCCCCGCAGCCCGAGCAGCCGGGCTGGTGGAACCCGCCGAAGATCAAGGAATCCTACAAGCGCTACATCGTCCGCGACGAGAACGGGCGAGAAGTCATCTCCCCAGACGCGCCGTTCGATGTCCGGGCCTCGCTGGAGGAGTACCAGCAGTACCGGGCCGAGTTCGCGCAGAAGTTTCTGGAGAACCCGGAGCAAGCGCTGGGGCCGATGGTCGAGAAGGTCGCGATGGAGCGCGCCCAGAAAATCGTAGACGATCGCATGGAGCGCATGCAGAACGAGTCCTACGTCTCCAGTTTAGAGCGGGAAAACCGCGATTGGCTGTATGACGAGCAAGGCAATGTGTCTGCGGAAGGACTTGCTGTCCAGAAATACATACAGGATGCCAAGAGTTTGGGCATCAACGGCGCGCAGGCGCGCTGGGACTTCGCGACAAAGATGGTTGAGCGGGACTTGATGCTCGCCACCATTCAGCAGTCGCAACAGGCCCAGCAACCCCAGCGGCCAATGCCAGTTCCCCAGCAACCACAACAGCCGCAACCGACAGCCGAACAGCAAAACATGGCTTACCTGCGACAGCAGGCCATGCGAACTGCAAGCCAGAGGTCGGCCACCACCACTGCCGCTAGAACGCCCCAGAAGTCCATGACCTTTGAAGAGCGGCTACTCGCCGCCGCTCAAGAAGAAGGGCTTCTGTAACCCGCGAAGGAGTTAGACGCACATGGCAAGCCCCACTGATTGGTCGCGCGTTATCGCCACGACGATCGTCAACCACCTGCGGGAAACCGAGGAGGCGACGTTCCGCAAGTTCAAGGTGTTCGCGCTGCTGGAGCAGTCGGGCAACGTCGTGATGAATCAGTCGGGCAGGGGCTTCGACTGGAACGTGCGCTGGCAAAATGCCCCCGTGACCGGGAACACCGGAGACACGCCGCGCACCTTCTCGCGCGTCAACATGTGGAAGCGCGCCGAGTTGCCGTGGCGCGGCTTCACGACCACCGACTCGATCTACCGGCGCGAGATGCTGGAGAACCGAGGCCAGCAGGCGCTGGTCGATGTCGCAGGGAAAATGGCCGAGCGGCTTCAGGAGTCGCTTGAGCAGCACCTGTCGTACCAGCCCTACCGGGACGGCAACGCGAGCGGCGCGGAGAACGACTTTCACGGCATGGAATCGTTCCTGTCGTATGACGGCACCGTGAACGAGACTGCTTCGGGCGTGGCCGACAAGCGCACCAGCAGCAACACGGGCGACCGCTACGGCTACCCGAACGACACCTACGCCGGGCTGTCCACGCAGTTGGGCTTCTACGGCGGCGGTCGGATCGGCGGCGGGACGGGCCGGTGGCCCAACACGCCGGTCGATCCTTCCCTCGACTTCTACAGCCCGGTGATCATCAACTACAACGCGACCACGTTCAACGGAGCCGGTGGCGGCCAGAACTGGAAGTCGAACTGCGTGTTCGCGATGCGTGAAGGCATCCACCAGTGCAAGCGGAACGACACGAAGGAAGCGCAAATCGACCTCGTCGTTCTCGACCGCTCGCTCTACATCCAGTTCCTGAACACCTACAAGGATCAGGAGCGGATCATGGTGAGCAAGGAGAACGGCCTGAAGGCGCTGGGCTTCAGCGATGTCGTGACCCTCGACGGCGTCGAGATCACTTCGGAGTACGCCGTTCCCGCTGGCAAGGGCTACGGCCTGTCGGTCGGCAACATGGAACTGCGGTGTCTCGAAAATCAACTGATGGTCGCTGAAGGCCCGTTTTTCGCGGAAGAAACGCAGTCCTACAGGTACGCCTGCTCGACTCTCGGCAACTTCCGCTTCCGGTCGCCGCGTAACTTCTTCCTCCTCGCCCCCGTCACCGCTGCTTCCTGATAAGGAGTACCGCAAGCATGTCGAGCATCTTCAGTGATCCGTTCTTCCGCCGTGGCAACACGCTGCTGAGTGGCGAGGCCATCGAACTCGATGCCTCCAGCAACCCGGTCGCGGGCAACGAGATTGTCGGTCAGGTCAAGGCGTTTCAGGATGTGAATCCTGTGGGCGCGGGCGAGCGGTACAGCAACCGCCTCGTCTACTGCGTGGCCGCCCGGTACAAGGGCAGCACCGTCAACGACGCTTCGACCGTCGCGGGCCAGTTGTACCTGTTCGATACCGGCAAGCCGTTGACCGAGTTCACCGACAAGGCGTCCTCGACCAACGCCACGGCTGGCCTCGCCATCGGCGTGCTGGACGAGTACCTGACCGGCACCCTGCGTCAGAACGACATCGTCTGGCTGGTGATGAAGGGGCCGACCAGCATCAAGCAGACCGCCGTGGCGATCAGCGCGGGCGTGGCCGTGCAGGCTTCCGCGACGGCTGGCTCGATTGCCGTGCTTTCGACGGGCATCGCCATCGCCCAGCAGATCGTCGGCGCTGCCACCTCCGCTGCGGCGGGCCTGACCCGAGTGAATCTGTACAGCGACCAAATCTGACCGCTGGCACATCCAGACGAAAAGGAACAGCCTGCGGTACGCACCGCAGGCTGTTCCACTTTCTGGAACGAGATGGACACCCGCACCTGTTCGATCTGCGGCAAAGACAAGCCCCTGACGCGCGAGCATTACCGCTGGCGTGAACAGGACGGCAAGGGCTACTTCACTGGTGAATGCAAGGAGTGCATCACCAAGGCCAAGAAGGTCAGCCGCCTGAAGGCCAAGGCCAAGCGCAAGGCCGCCCTCGACAAGATCGAGGCTGCTGGGGTGGACATCTTCACAGCGGCCACGGTCAACGGTGGGTCAAACATCCCGCACACGGCAGAGTTGGTGGAGCGGGTGTTCCAGTACTTCGGCGGTGTGGGCGGCTTTGGGGCCGTGCTGGTCAAGCAGTACTGGGACTCGCCTCCGGGCGGCTCCGCCCGCAACCGCCTGCTGGAAACCATGTGCAGGCTGGTCACCAAGAACGTGGACTCCGGCGGGGCCAAGAAGCCCCTGCAACTGTGGAGTGACGCCGACCTAGAAGCCGAACTCCAGCAGCGGCTGGTGGAGGCGGTTTCATCATTCAAGGGAATCACCATCGATGCCACGCAAGAAGAAGCCCGCCGGATCGAAGCCCAAGCGGCACCCCAAGGCAAAGCCCCCCGTAGTGCCGCCGCAGGCCGGGATGACGCAGTTTCAGAAGGAGTCGATCAAGGAACTCCAGAGCGAACTGCGGGAGCGGAAACTGGAGTCGCTGCGGCTGTACCGCCCGAACCCGAATCAGGAGGCGATCCACGCCTGCACGGCGAGTGAGATTCTGGTGATCGGCGGCAACCGATCAGGCAAGTCGCTCTCGACGTTCGTGGAGGATGCCCGGTGCGTTACGAACCAAGACCCATACGGCAAGTATCCCAAGGAAGGGATACTCGTCATCGTGGGAAAAGATTGGAAGCACATCGGACTCGTCGTGGTGCCGATGTTGTTCCGCGCGGGCGCATTCCGCATCATCAAGGACGAGAACACCGGGGTGTGGCGGGCCTACAACCCGGCGACCGACGAGCATCGCAAGGGCGAGACGAAACCGGCCCCGCCGCTGATTCCGCCACGGTTCGTGAAAGCGACTAGTTGGGTGCTGAAGAGTGCCAACTACATGCAGTACTGCAAACTGCACACGGGATGGGAGATTCACTTCTTCTCGTCCGAAGGCGAGCCTGTGCAGGGATTTCAATGTGATCGCGCCCACGTGGACGAGGACATCAACAATGAGAACTGGGTGCCGGAACTCCAAGCCCGTCTGGTTGACCGCAAGGGGGTCTTCACGTGGTCGGCTATGCCGCACTCGACCAACAACGCGCTGTTGGGCCTGAAGGAGCGCGCCGACGCCAGCGAGCAGGCGCTGGGAGAGAAGTCGATCATCCGGCAGTTCCGGCTCCGCATGCTCGACAACCCCTACCTCGACACGACCGAGAAGGCCAAGAGTTTGGAGCGGTGGGCGGCACTGGGCGAAGACGTTCTCCGCATGCGCGCCGAGGGCGACTTCATCACGGACAGCGTGCTGGTCTACCCCAACTTCGACATGCGTATCCACGGCATGGATCGGAGCGCGTTGCCCAACATGCAAGTCCCGCGAGAGTGGTGCCGGTACGCCGTCATCGACCCCGGCCACGCCGTCACGGCGGTGCTGTTCTGCGCCGTCCCGCCGACCGAGGACTACTGGCTGGTCTATGACCAGTTGTATCTGCGGCAGTCCAACGCCGAGGTCTTTGGCGAGGAGTTCGCCAAGAAGGTACGAGATTGGAACTTCCACGCTTTCATCATCGACGCGCACGGTGGCCGGTTGCGCGACATCGGCTCCGGCAGGCTCCCGTCCGAGCAGTACACGGAGCAGTTGGTGAAGCGCGGCATCCGCAGCCAGATCACCGGGGCATCGTTCTTGGCCGGGTGCGATGACATCATCGCCCGCACCGAGAGCAGCCGCACGGCCATGCACATCCGCCCCACCGGCACGCCGATCCTCCGGGTGCTACGGAACTCCTGCCCAGACCTTGAGCGTGAGATCAAGCGGTATCGCAAGTTGGTGAACTACGTTGCTGGGACGGCTATCGTGACAGACAGGCCGAACACCAAGGGGGAGGTTCACTTGTGCCAGTGCTTGGAATACCTCTGCGCATACCGCCCCCGTTACCACGCGCCGCGCATCCAGAATGGTGAGGTCGAGCCGTGGTGGGTCAAGTGGCAGAAGGAGCGCAGAAAGCGGCTGGGGGAGGACGGGCCGGGATTTGTATTCTTGGGGCCACAAGGAGGACGCTCGCGTGACACCAGCGACTGAATGGACGATGCCGCGCCCCGATATCGGGGATGTCGTGCTGTTTTCCAAGGACTTCCGTAACTTCACCGATCCGGTGGTGGGGTTCGTTAACCGAGAACCGGGTTCCTCGACCATAAGCATCCTGACGTTTACCTCGACGGGATATTCGATGGTGTACGCCAGTTGCCGTCACAAGGACGATCCAGCGCTCCTTGGCGACCACGGCTGGCAGGACTTGGGTGTGTGGGAGTTCGCGCCCATCACCCGCACCATCCGCGAACTGACTGCGGAGCCAACCAGTGCAAGAAAGCCTGCCAAGTAGCAACCCGCTGCGGCAGATCGTCACGACTTGGGTGAAGAAACTCAAGGCGGCTGAAAAGTACAAGAAGCCGTTCAGTGACGATGCCAAGGAAGCCAGCCAGTTCTTCGACGGCGAACACAACTGGATGTGGCGGGACGCCTACGCCCGTGGCGAGCGGGGGTACAACTCGTCCATTGCCCCGCCCTCGTTCAGGATGCAACTGAACAAGGTATTTGAACTGGTCGAGATTTTCGCCAGTGTCATCTACCACCGTAATCCGGTGCGCACTGTCACAGTGATGAACCCGCCGGAGTTCCCACTGAAGCACGTGGGATTGGATGAGCCAGCCGGGCCAAACGGCCAGCCCAGCCCGGAGCAGATGCAAGTCATCCAAGCCGTGCAGGCCGAGCAGGCCCAGCGCGAGCAGATGAAGTTGATCGCGCAACTGATGGAGGCGTACCTGAACTGGACGCCCGTCGAACTCGACCTCAAGCGGCAGGCCCGCAAGGTGGTGAACGAGGCGATGATCAAGGGCGCTGGCGTGTTCTGGACAGAACTGGTCAGCGTCGAGGTGTCGAGCGACGGCAGCATCCCGCCGATGAAACTGGTCGGCTCGTTCTATGACACGGTGGACAACCTCCTCATCGACCCGGACTTCGACAACGAGGATGACATGCTCTGGTGCGCGCGGAAGTGCGTGCGCCCGATTGAAGAGGTGGCCGCTACATTCGGCGTGCCGGTCGAGCATCTGCGCAAGCATCACGACAACACCGACAACACGCTGCGCCGCGAGCCGAAGGGCAAGAAGAAGAAGGACACGACCAACGAACTGGTCACCTTCTACAAGATTTGGTCGAAGTGCGGCATGGGCGACCGCTTCAAGGACGCACCCAAGGGCAGTCGCGGTGTGTTCGATTCGGTCGGCCAGTACTGCTATCTGGTGGTCTGCGAGGGTGTTGAGTACCCCTTAAATCTCCCGCCATCCCTGATGCAGGAGATCGTAGACCCGGAACTGGGCATCCCGCCCGAGGTCATCCCGCGCGTCAGTTGGCCGATCCCGTTCTTCGCGGACACCAACGGCTGGCCGTTCACGATGCTGGCCTTCCACCGCAAGCCCGGCTACGCATGGCCGGTGTCGCACATCCGCCCGGCGATTGGCGAGTTGCGGCTGCTGAACTGGTGCTTCTCGTTCCTCGCCACCCGGATCGCGACCAGTTGCGAAACGATTGTCGCCGTGCAAAAGGCTGCGGACGAGACGATCAAGGAGCAACTGCTGGCCCCATCCGAGGGCGGCTTCAAGATTCTGGAGTTGAGCGAACTGCTTGGTCGCAGGATCGAGGACGTTGTGTCGGTGTTCCAGATGCCGCAAGTCACGAAGGACTTGTGGGACATCATCTCCGCGATCTTGGACGAGTTCGCGAAGCGCACGGGCTTGAGCGAACTGGCCTACGGTTACACCAGAAGTTCCTTCCGGTCGGCGGCAGAAGCCCAGATCAAGAACGAGAACATCAGCATCCGCCCGGACAACATGGCGAACGAGTTGGAGGACACCATGTCTGTCCTCGCTCGCCGCGAGGCGTTGGCCGCACGGTGGCTACTGGAGCCGCAGGACATCGCCCCGGTGCTTGGCCCGATGGGCGCTGCGGCGTGGGCGCAGTTCATCAACAAGCGCGATCTGGTGGGCCTGACCCGCGAACTGCTGTACCGGGTCGAGGCGGGCAGCGCCCGCAAGCCGAACAAAGCCTCGCGCGTCGAGCAGATGCAGATGGCCGTGCAGACGCTGGGGCCGATCCTGTCGCAGTTGGCTGGCTCCGGCATGATCGAGCCGTTCAACGCGCTGATGAAGGATTGGGCCGACTCGCTCGACATCGATGCGTCTCCGTACTTGCTGCCTCCGCCACCTCCCCCCCAGCCCCCTGCCGCGCCGCCCGGCCTCCCCTCCCCACCGGAGCAGGCTGCGGCGGGGGCTGGCCCTCCTCCGCCACAAGTACCGGCTGAACTGATGCCGGGAGGCTGATGCCGCCCTGCCAGCACAAGCGCCGCAGCAACCTCTGGGTGCGCTACCGCGTGACTCAAGAGGAGTACGAAGCCCTGCACAGCAAGTGCCGGGGGAAGTGCCAGATATGCGGGCAGAAGCAAAGCACACTCTGTGTCGATCACTGTCATCACACCAAGGGCATTCGCGGCCTGCTGTGCAGTCCGTGCAACCGCGCCATTGGGATGCTGGGCGATACCGAGGAAACCCTGAAGCGAGCGTGGGACTACCTGTATGAGTACGAACGATCTGCCTTTCGACATTCAGCGCGCCAGCGACGAAATACAGGCGCACTACCTCGACATGGTCGCCAACGGAGTGGCCCCAAGGCTGGCCGAGATGCTTGCTCTCCAGCAGCCCCCCGGACTGCGAGGCACGGACAGGGCGCTCATGGAGGGTCGGCTAAATAACCAGCAGTTCGACCGCATGCCGCGCGACCATGCCGAAAACATGATCACGCTTGCCCGCAGAGCAGGCATCAACCCCAACGGCAAGTACTACTCCTCCGGGCTGGCAGACGGGCGCGGCCCGGCAGACCCGGCGGCGTGGATCGACAGCGTGCGGGACGTTAAGCGGGTGGCCGCCGAGAGAAACCTGACCGTTTCCGGGGCAGTCGAGCATCAGGGAATCGCGCAGCCGCGCCCGGATCGCAAGCCGTTAAGCGAGCGATTGACGCGGGAGATGATGAAGGCCGAGGCGAAGCGCCAACCGTCCATGAAACAAGGTGAGTTACGTGAGTACGTAATCAGCAAATACGGGCGGAAACCTCGCAAGCGATGAGTACTGCACAGGACATCGTGGCCTACCTCCTCGCGACCACCGGGGGCGGGGCGCAGGACGGCGAACATGCAGCCGTCAGGCAGGCGGTGATCCACGGCGTGCGCGAGGTGACCCAGTGCCGGAACTGGCTGTGGCACACCCGCACCGGCTCGTTCACGACCTTGCAGATTCAGACCACCGGCTCGATCACAACGGGCAGCAAGGTCATCGCAGTGGCCGACGCGACCGGGTTCGTGCCGGGCCGAGTGGTCGCAGTGGGCGCCTCTGTGTTCCCGACTCCGATCCGCATCGTCAGCGTGAATGGCAACAACGTCACCGTCGATGTGGCCGCGAACCAGACGGCCAACGGTGTCACAGTCCTGCCACAGACCTACTACGATCTGCCGTCAGACCTAAAGGACATCGACACGCTCGTCACCAACACGGTCGGCTCGCTGCACTGTTACCTCACCCCGCAGGAATGGCAGCGGCTGGAGATCAACACCAGAGGGGCGGGCGAGCCGTACTACTACACGCTGATGCGGTCTGACCTGAACCCCGACAGGTGGCAAGTGCGGTTCGTGGGTGTTCCGGTCAACGGGACGGTGGTGCATTACACCTACCGCGTTCGCCCCAAGCCCATCAAGTACATGGGCTACGAACGCATCACACGGCAGGGCACGATCACGCTGGCTGGCTCCAGCGTTACGGGCGTGGGCACGGCGTTCCCACTGGACTGCGCCGGTGCCGTCATTCGCTTTGGCTCCGCCGGGATGGAGGCCGAGGCGCAGGGGGCAACGATCCCCTATCTGCTTGAGCGCGACATCTCTGCGGTGGCTTCGGCCACGGCGCTTACCGTCGCGAACAACTCCGCGTCACTCCCGGCCAACACCAAGTACGCGATCACAGACAAGATCGATGTCTCGCCCACGATGTACACGGCAATCCTCTCGGCTTGCGAAATGTGGTACGCCCGCATTGCAGGCAAGCCTGCCGACGCAGCGATGGCCGTCTTCAATCGCGACCTTCGCATTGCGATGGAAAACGATGTTCTCGCGCCACGCTCCGGCAGGCCGCACAGCACGCCCTATCCGACACCGCGCTCTATGGGCTGGCACAGCGAACTGATGCCTGACATCGGATGAAGATTCGCCAGTGGCTTGGGTACAACGAAGACGCTTCGCAGTATCTGCTGCGACCGGGCGAACTCCGTGTACTCAACAACTTGCAGGCCCGGCGTCCCGGCATGCTGCTCTCGCGCCGTGGCCTGACCAAGATTTACGGCAAGTACGATAACGAGGCCATTTACGGCCTGTACCGACGAGCCACGATCCTTGGCTCGCCCAACGACTTCCTCTGGCTCCAGAAGGTGCTGGTCGAGAAAGAACTGACCGGCACGCAACTGGCGGCGCAGGAGTACGGGTTTGAGTACGTGTGGATGCTGCGGCGGATCGAGGGGTATCAGTCCCGAATCATCGACACCCTGCCAATCACGCCCACCGGATCAACGTCTCCGATCAGCAACATGTGCGTGGCCGAGGATCGGCACGGTCGCATGTTCGTCTTCTACGGACACGGCGTCGAGCCACGGCTGTACCGGCCAAGTGACCTTGCCAACGTAGCCATCCCGATAGGACTGTTGGCACCGAAGTCCGCGCCGTCTGTGCTGCCGGAGGGAACCGGCTACTTCATCGAGAACGTCGATGTGAAGTCCGGTGGCGGATCGTATTTTGAGCCACCCGCTCTGACGCTGGTCGGCGGCTCGCCAGATCGCGCAGCCAAACTCAAGGCCATCGTGCAGTCTGGCAATGTGGTCGGCGTGGACATCGTTGACGGCGGCCTGAACTACAAGTCGCCGCCCCGGATCGAGGTCGCGTCTGACAAGGTCGGCACTGGGTTTCGGGCGCGGGGCACGATCTCCTCAAGCGCCCGCACTGTCAGCGGGTTTTCCGAAAGCGCCTCCGCCACGATCACCGGCACAGCGGCGTCAGCCACGCAGACCTACGGGTCAACGGACGGCACCACGGGCAACAGCATCCTGTACCGCTCGTCGCCCACGGTTGCCAAGGTGCGCATCCTGTCTGCTGCCGGTGCGAACCTCACGCTCAACAACGTCACGGGCATTCAGAACGGCGACACCGTCACCGTCTACCCCGCTGCGGCTCCCTTCAACGCCGGGACAGTCACTGTTACGGCGGTGAACATCTCGACAAATGTGGTGACGGTGTCGAGCAACGCTTTCTCTCCGGTTGCCAACACTTCGTATGAGGCGACTTTCCAGCGGGCCAGCACCATCGCACAGGCCGAGGCGGCCTATGACACCAACACTCGCCGATTCCGGGCGACGATCCCCCTGTCTTCGGCCTCTGCTACGGGCAAGGGGGCGCAGGCCACGCTGGAGTTCTCGCCGTCGCCGCTGGGGTTTGGGCTGAACGCCGCCAACAACGCCTCGATCACGGCGATCAATCGCAACTGGCAGACCTATCGGCCAATCAGCGGCGGCACCCAGCGCTTTCTGTATGACGAGTACTGGGCCGGGTCGGACTTCGATGTGAAGGGCAGCGGCGAAAACTCGATCTACGGCGGCCTTCAAGCACACGGAAACCGGCGTGTCCGTGGGCGCTCCGGCACTGTGAACGGTCGCCGGGCAGATGTGTATTGGCCCGACTATAGCGCGATCAGTGTTTGGTTTTGCACCGGGCAGTACTCCGGCGATGACGCTCACTGGCAGCGCGTAAACGTCACGGTCGAGACTGAGATCGATCCCAACACAAACATCAGCGCCAAAGTGCTGCGGTTCCGCTTGAAGCCAGCCAAGCGCGCCCGCGCGGCGCGGCGGATCGGCGGCGCAACTCTCGCAACTGACTACTCGCCCTACGATGATTTGCCTGATCCCGTTGCGCCCGAGGTCAAACTGTACCTGCGCGAGTGCCCGGACTCTTGGGTCGCCAACGATTTCACACAGTGCCTGCCGACACAGGAGAAGGAGGCGCAGCCCAATCGCCTGCCTTGGTGGTCGCCGCAAACCACCGTGCCGAGGCCAATCGTTGACATTCGGCCATCGTCCCAGACCCCGATCACCGCTGACTTGGTGACAATCACCGACGCGGGGCGCGGCTGGGCCAAAGGCCAAGTGTTCGCCTTTCGCCTGTATCAGGCCAACGCATACGCCCAGACGGTGGACTACAACACCGCCGTCGTGGAAGACGCCAAGCGCGCCGCGCACGTGCGCGAGTCCACGAAGTACGTGGAGTTCCGGTTTACGGCAAACACGCCCGACAATCTGACGCCGCACGGCCCGCCGCAAACACTGCTCACTCCGGCCACGGTGACGATTCCGGGTGACGGCTACGCCACCGGCGCTACGGGCACGGTGACGTTGCTTCGCCGCGATGTTGGCGCCGCCGCATCTACCGCCGTGGCGGCACAAACCCTGACATGGTCGGCGGCCACGCTCGACACGCTCTCGGCGCAAAGCACCGGCTCAATCGCGTCTATCACGATTTTGAACAAGGGCCAGAACTACTTCGCCCCGCCGACTGTTCTGGTGCGCGGCGGAGGCAATGGCTACGGGCTGGCGGTGACGCCAACCGTCGAGAACGGGCGGATCGAGTCGGTGCAGATCACTGACCCCGGCGCGTCTTACACATCGGCCCCCGAACTCTACACCAGCGCGCGGGCGGCGGAACTGACCACCGTCATGCGTCCTGCGATGCGTGGCAAGTACCGCTGTGCGTACAGGTACGTGGATCGCACCGAAACTGTGGTTGCCACCGCCACGGCTTCTCGCCTCGACTCGCCCACCACCCTGTCGTTGACCGGCTATGGCGCTGCCGAAATCAAGCCCGACATGCTGGTAGAGGGCACAGGCATTCCGTTTGGCTCCAAGATCAAAAGCGTCAACGGGGCCGAAGTCGAGATCAATCAGGAGATCACGGCGCTGGCAAACACTGGGGCGCCAGTTTGGCAAAGCGACCCGGCGCGCACCGCTACTCCGCGCTCCAGCAACAGCGCGTCTCGCATTCTAACGGGATCGTTTCTTGACCCCGGAGAGGCGATTCGCTCTCCAAACGGGCGATACGAACTCAAGATGGAGACAGGCGGCGACCTCACGATCACCGACCTCGACACCTCCACGGTGATCTGGAACGCGGGCACCAGCATTGCCGGTTCGCGCCTGTCCTTTGGCGGCTTGGGGCGCATGACGATCCGGTTGGGCGATGACCTGCCGCATTGGTCAACACAGACATTCGCGCCCGGCGAATACCCCAATGCCGAGTTGGAACTGCTCAACAGCGGCAACCTTGTGATCTTCGCCGCGCGTCCGACAACAACCGTCACGATTCGCGACCTGACCAAGCCAATCGCCTACAGCGACTTGTCGCCCATCTTTGATGTGGACGCCGGGCCAAACGACAGCCGCACGCATTGCTCCAAACTTGTTTGGTCACTGCCGGGCGCGACTCCCCCCGACCGTGCCGACATGGTTGAACTCTGGCGCACCAGTGCCGACCAATCGTTGGTGTTCTATCGGCTGGAGGCGTATGGGGCGCCCGGCCCGAACGGCGTCGAGATCGTGGGCGGGGACACGCTGACTGACGAGCAGTTGTTCGACCCCGACCGGGCCAACTACGCTGCCATGCCTGTCGTGCTGCCCAACGGCTCCGTGAATGCCTATCGCTTTGGCAGGCCGCGCACCGACATGGCCGTAGGCGTGGCGTTCCAAGACCGCCTTTGGATGGGGGCCAGCACTAGCGGCAAGGATGTCAACACGCTGTTCTATAGCGAGTTTGACGAGTTTGAATCGTTCCCCGATGTGAACGAACTGCCGATCCAGAACAACCAGAAGAACACCGACGTTCTCACTGCGCTCGTTCCATTCGGCAGCATGCTGCTTGCGATGCAGCACTCGCACACCTACGCCGTTTCCTACAACACCGACCCGGCAGTAGACGCCTCGATCCAGATGATGGCGCACCGAGGGTGTTTGCATCAGCGCGGGTGGGACATCCACGAAAACGTGCTGTATGCCGCCGACGAATCGGGCATCTACTCGATGGCCCGTAACGGCGAGGTCAAGGACATCAGTCTACCCATTCGCGACTTCTTCGTCAGCGAGTTGATCGACTTCAGCAAGCGGGAGACGTTCTTCCTACAGACCGATCCGCGCACGCACATTCTGCGGTTCTTCTGCACGCTCAAAACGAACCCCACGGACACGCCAGCGTTCGCCCTGTGCTTCGACATTCAGGCGGGCACGTGGTGGACAGAGTCCTATCCCAACAGCCTGACCGCAGCCTGCACCGGCAGGCCGAGCGATGCGCGCCTTACCACGATCCTGCTGGGGGGCGTGGATGGCAACCTGTATGAGATCGCCGGAGACAGCGATCACGCCAACGACTCCCTCACCGATGCGTTCGTGACTGCGGGCGGCAGCGGATACCGGGAGGCTCCCGCTATCACGGTGCCCAACTGCACAGGTGCGGTTGTCCGGGGCGTGGTGAGCGAGGGGCGGCTGGTCGATGTGATCATCCAGAGCGCTGGCTGGGCCGCATCGTGGGGCATCGGCCTGCTCGCAGAGAACAACAGCCCACTCGCCACGCACGATGGGCTGGCGTTGCAGGGCGTGGAGTACGACGCCATCAAACTGGACATCGGCGCGCCGGAGCCGGGCGGAGTGCAGGCGGTGGCCTATGCCAACTACACGGTTACCCCTCTGGTTCGCCGCCTCTGCACGGTGTCTAAGGGGCAGGACTACGTTCGCCTCAAGCCCCGCAGGCTCACGACTATCGAGCCAGCCGTCACGGCTAACCTCTCCTCCGAACTGTCCGCACTACTGACCACCGAGGCCACTGCACCGATCCGGCTGGAAACCCCCGTAGCCGAGATTGGAATGGAGGCTATCGGGCCGTTCATTCCGCTCAACGCATTCGTGTCGCGGATCGACGGCCAGAACATCCACCTCACGCACCCGGACGGCACGCCGGTCAGCATGCTGTTTGGGGCCGCGCGCGTGTACGGCCCACCCGCCGGGCAGACATGGATCGACCAGCAAGAAAGCACGATCCTGTCTTACAACTCGATTGGCGAACTCTTTGCCAACAGCACCGCCATTAAGTTCTGGGGCAATCGATTGACGATGGCTGCGTTTGCGGCCAACAACGAAACGCCGCTCGCGGCGGAGCGCATCAACGGCGTCAATCAGTTGCTGTATCGCAACAACACGTTTGGCTTTCTGGCCGCGTGGTCGATGACCGATTCGTGGGAGTACCTTTCCACGCTGGAGTCGCATTCCTTGGGCACGGCTGCTGCCAAGGCCATGGAGGAGCGATTCCGTGTAGACGCGACCGGCGACGGCTTGGTTGGCAATGCGCCGGGCTGGCTGGATTACGGCGGCACCGAAATGGAAGTGATGTTTCGCAAGCCGTTCCGCACCCACGTGCCGTTCCGCATGGCAACTGGCTTCATGCAGTTGGTCAACGAGGACAACGCCAAGGGTGGCGACGGCCTGATCGACCGCTCTGTCACGGTGGTCTATACGCCTACGCAGTCCGACAAGGAAGTCGAGATCATCGAGCGGTTCAACGGACGCGACGAGATGCGGGCCAACCTGATGCGCCGCGACCGAGGCGGGCCGGGCGGGTTCGTGCATCGGCAGGACAGCGCCAGCACCGTCCTCAACACCAGCCGTGAAGCCTCGCATCTTGGGTTTGCCACGGGTGTTGCCAAGGCCAAGTTCGCTTCCCGCGTGTACACGGACATGACCGGAGAGGATCAGCATCTTCAGGTCGAACTGTACGGCAGGCCGGAGCAGGCCAGCCCGTGGGAGCGCACCAACTTTTGGATCGCGAACGACATCGTCAAGCAGCCGCATCAGTTCGTGCTGCACAGCCTGAACTTGAACGGAGTTGTCGAGGATGCCGAGTGATCTTGAGAAAAGCCTGATCAATGGCGGCATCTCGCCAGCAGCCGCCAAACTCATCAGCAACGCCATCGACAACGCCGCCACCGGGCGGCTGTCCACCGGCCCGCAGTTATCGGACGCCACCCCGACCGACCGCATGCGCATGATCGACGCCGATACCCGCCGGTATCTGCTGCCGAACCTCGACCACCCCGTGGATAGTCCATTCCGAGCGCGCGTTCGTGGCAGCGGCGTGAAGTATCAGCCACGCGACACCCGGCACCCGTATGACGGCGCCCAACCCGCATCCGCCTCACCCACCCTGTCCACGCCCAATGTGAAGGCCGGGAAGTTTGTCTCGGTGGCTACCGGAGCAACGGACGAGGTGTCGCAGTCCGAGGTGACGCTGAACATCCGGCAGCAGGGAGGTGACCACGCTCGCCTTAACGCTGCGACCGGCGAGGTCGAGTCGGTGCCGATTTCGGTGGAAGTCGAGCCAAAAGAATATTTAGAGGCCACTGTCGAGGAACGGCCCGAGGGCACGGTGATCCGCATCCGGCTCAAGCCGCAAGAGTTCATGCAGATCAAGAACATCGAGCAGATCGAGATCAAGGACAGCCTTGGCGGGCAATGCGGGATTAAGAAGGTAGGCACTCCGCCCGGCGAGTTTCTCCAAAGCGCGTTCTTGTGGACAGGGTGACGGCATGCGTTCTGACTACGGAAACCCCGGTTACAAGCAAGTCGGCAACTGGACGCCTTACACGGGCACCGCCGACAAGAAGCCTGCCGATCCGCCGCCGCTGGGCCGCATGCCGCAGCCGGGCTTCCGCAGCCCGCGTTTCCCCACCGTAGGCCCAACGGAAATCCAGCCGCCAGCCGGTGGCTATCAGTCCTCGATCTCAACGCGCCCGCCGCTCGATCCCGGTCGCATGGCGCAGATCAGTTCCGTAAAGCAGACCCCGCAGTCCTACGGCTCCGGGGCCGGGGCGTCCTCGCGGGCCGCGCTGTCCCGCTCTGTAGCCGACTTCAGCCGACAGTCGCTCAACAAGTCTGCCGACAAGTTCAACACCGAGTACCGGCAGCAGGCCGAGAAGGCCCGCGCCGAGGACATTCTTGCCCAGCGACAGAACGCCAGCGACCGCTTCCAAATGGAGGTCTACAAGGCGATCTTTGGTGAGGACACCGACACGCGCTACACGACGGGCATCAAAGACCTGTCCCAGTACTGGCACACCGAGAGGCTGAACGAGAACGCCGAGCAGACCGCTATGTGGCTATCGATGATCGGGGGGCTGCTCTAAATGTTCACCAACTCGCCCAAGACAAACTCGCCCACGCAGTACAAGACCAACAACAACTACAGCACGACGTTCACCGGGCCGATCACCCCGGACGCGCGCCTGCAAGACTCCAGCCGCAACCAAGCGATGGCGCAGGCTGCTTATCAGGGTGACCAGCGCCAGTACAACCAGCAGCAGGGCAAGGGCATCGGCGCTGGCGGCAAGATGGGCGCCTACAGGTCTGGCGTGCAGGCCGACACCGAAGCGGCCAAGGGGTACGCGCAAGCCCAGCAGGACATGCTGACCAAGTTCTCGGACTCCGCATCCTCCGACTTGCAGTTCCAAGAGCGGCTGGCTGGCGAGAAGGGCTGGGTGCGCGACCTGATCTTGGGCCGCGACCAGACCCTCAACCGGGAACGCATGGCCGCTTACAAGCGGTTTGTCGATGTCAACCTGTCCGACTACGAACGCATGATCAAGGAGGCGGTGGCCGCAAAGGCGCGGCAGACCACGATCCTTGGTGGCCTTATTTGAGGTGTGGCTATGGAAATGAATCTCGGCAAGAACCCGTTCAAGAAGTTCACGAAGTCCGCTCTCATCGAGATGCTGGAAGACGCCGTGATGTCGGAGAAAGAGCGCTCTCTGCCCATCCACAAGCGCGGCAAGAAAGAGAAGGCAGACAAAGACGAGGCGACTGAAGAGGCTGACGAGGAGCGCGAGAAACTGGCCGACCTCGCAGAAGAGCAGCACGGCTCCCCTGCCCCGGTCGAAATGGATGACGAAGACCTGTCCGACGAGGCTATGGACGAGATCGAGTCCAAGGCCAAGCCCGCGCCGAAAAAGAAGCCCAAGAAGTAATGGCTGGCGAAACTAGAAAACTCCTTGCCAGCGCGCGCCTGCCGCAACTCGGCGTTCCCGAGCAGTACGGCAAAGGCGTGGGCGTTGTTGAGACGCTTGCCCCCACAGAGGACGGCGGTCTTGGCATCATTGACAAGGAGTTGGCCCCCGAAAAAGACGTTGCGGCGAGCGCCGAGGTAATAGCCGAGCGCGCAAGACAAGCCCTGTCCAACTGGCAGGCCGCCAAGGCGGCGAAATCCGGCGTTAACCAAGCCATCAAGCCACTAAATGAGTTGGCTGATCTGGTGCGCACCGTCGCAGAGACGCACCGCCGCGAGCCAGACACGATTACGGGGCACGTGGCTGGTGCGCTGCTGCGGCTGTCGCCCGACGAGAGGGCGCTGGTGCTGCGCCGCGCAGGCAGGCCGGAGGTGTTTGAGCCACTGCTGGGCGGAGGGTTGGCAGAGCCGCCTGCCGCGCCCGCGAAAGCCAAGCGCGGTTCGGCAAAGAAGCAAAAGTTTGCGCAGGCCACAAACGAGGCGGTGGAACGCGCTGGGCCGAGGACACTGCTCGTCCCCAAGCAAGCCGAGCCACCCGCCCCCAAGCGCGGCGAGGAGCGCGTGGAGGTCGAGCAGCCGGGCACAGATTGGAGCGAGGCGCAAAAGGCGCGCGGATGGAGGCGTGTCACTATCGCGCCTGATGGCCCACAGGCTCGCCAACGCAACCTCATTCAGGTTCTAAAGGACGCGCAAGTGCAGGCAACGCGGGGGGGCGTTCTGATTGCGCCCAAGCGAGCGCAAACGTCAGAGGCGGCCCCCGGCAATAGCGTGCTGGATTTGTTTGGCGGTCTTCTTGACGCCACGGTGACGCGGGACTCGCAGCAAGCGCCTTTAAAAGGAGGCGTGGGCGACGGCCCGGCCTTGAGCGGCTTGTTCGATGACGAAGAGGGAGCGCGCGCAGCCGCGCGGGCCACGATTAACGCGGAAACCCCCACGTGGGATCGCTCGCATCTCGCCGTGTCTGCGCGCCACAGCGCACACATGGTGCGCCCTGACTACCTCAACTCTAAGAACAAAGTGGTCAAGAGCGCCGACACGCACTCGCATTTCGAGCCAAAGGATGGCGTCACGCCGCTCGACGTTCCGGCGGCGCGCGGCCTTAGCCCCTTGCACGGGATGCTCGACACAGCAGAGCAGCGCCCTCGCGGCGGCAGCGGCGGCCTGACGCAAGATGACATGGAGTTTTGGGGCATGACAGAGGGTGCCGCAAGCACTCGCGGCACGGCTCGCTCCCGGCTTGCGGGCGATCAACTTGGGCAACTTGCCAAGGCCGAGGACGCCGCCGAGCAAACCGGGGGCGCTGCCACGCTGCCTCGCGTAGTGCAGCCAAGTCGCGACAGGCGGGCCGCTGTGGCGGCTTTTGTGGATGAGAACATTGGCACCCTGCCCCGTGGGGTTCGGCTCCCTGCGCTCTACTCTGTATTGCGTGGCTCTCAAAGCAGCACGCAAGCGGTCAAGGCCGCAAGCCGCTGGCTCGATCAGCAAGACGTTGAACTACGGCGCGCGCTGTATGACGTTGCCATGCCGTCTTCCGGGCCTGACCCAGACACGGTGGTTACCACCGGCACTTCCCAAAGGCCGGGCGCTCGCTGGAGCGGCAAGAAACCACTGGAGATTGAGCGCGAGGTGCAGCGGCGCAACCTTGGCGCTTACGAAAAGGTCATTGTTCCGCTGTACCAGAAGACCGCCCCGGTCAGGAAAGAATATCAGTTTGAGGGCGTGTCGGAGGCTGAAGCCGAGGCATCCGGCCTATTTAGCGCGCCTATCGACAACGAGGCAACGGTTGACCTTGACCAGATGTTTCCGTGGTGGCGCGCGCCTTTTGCGTTGGTAGACGCAGAAGGCAACTATTCATACCCAAATCTGATGCCAAGCGGGCAGCACATTACGGCCATGATCCGCAGCCTGTTTTCCATTGAAGACCCCGATTTCATGGAGCGGATAACGCCGCTTATTGAGCGGTCGATTGCCGCCGCGCCAGACCAGCCCACTACGCCGGATGCTGCTGCGTACTGGAACGGCGAGCCGTTCCTCGCCAGCCCGTCAATGGAGAAGGCTGCGCGCGCAGGAGTTGGCTCGCAGGACTACCCGTATCCGGTGTATGGTGAGCGCGCTGTGCAGCGCCCGCCTGCCGCCAAGCCGATTCGCAACATCGAAGACCAACTGGGCCGTGATCCCACTGCCGCCTCGCCCGAGGAAGCCGCCGCAGAGGCCGAACTGATGCGGCTCATGGGAGAGGGGGCAGAGGCCGAAACCCCGGCTCCGCCTCCCGATTCCACTGACGCCGAGCAGCAGGCCATCGAGGAACTGATGCGGTTGATGGGCGAGGGAGACGGCCCCGGAACCACCGACAGCGCGTCCATATACAAGTTGCCGCAGAACTCCCCCATGCGCTTTCTTTTGGTTTAACCATGTCCCAAGCCAGCCTTCGCAAACTGCTTGATTCCGGCGATTTTCCCAAAAAGCGCGCGGATTTTGACGCCATCGTGGCGGGAGACAGCGACACCTCCAAGCGGCAAATGCTGGAGATGTGGCAAGCCCTGCAAACGCGAGTAGATGAGGGCGGCGAAGACGCTGAACTAGCGGCCGAGGCGCTGCGAATCGTGCGCGGGGCCGACCCCAAGAATGTCACCAAGGGGTTTGCGGCGCTGGCCGACGCGCTGTACGCAACCCCGCAAGCCGCAAAGACCGGAAAGGGCGGCGCCGTAGTGTCCGACACCAACCAGAAGGTTGAAAGCGGCAACTTGCCCGAACGGGCGGGCGACGAAGACCTCTTGGAAGACCCTCCGGCCCTGTCCGATGACGAACTGCTCACACAAAACGACATGGGGCCGGGCTACAAGTGGCAATACGAGGGACAGCGCGAGGACACGCTGAAGGACTTGCGCGCAGCCGCAGCCAAAACGAAAGCAGCCGCCACATCCAAAAAAACACGCGGCGCGGCTGGCAAGCAGAAACCCAACCCCCCCCAGAAGCCTGCCCAAAAGCCTGCCGCCGAGAAGCCTGCCGCCGAGAAGCCTGCTGACCCAGTTTCTGCGGCCGTAGCCGACATGGAGGGGCTTGGCGATTCTGCGCCGCAGCAGCCCGCTGCGTGGGAAAACAAGCGCGCTTACGATCCGTTCGACATTAATGATGTTTTCGCTCCTCGATCGGCCGAGCAGCGCGCGCGGGTGGCTGCTATCGCGCCAGAGCAGTGGCGCGAGTTCATGGGCCAGCCCGCTATGCCCGCGAGCATGCCTGCGACGATGCACCCTGACCCATTTGGCGTTCCGCAGCAGCCGTTTGGCTACCGTAGTCCCG